CCTTGCGGCCCTTGCGGCCCTTGCGGCCCTTGCGGGCCGCGGGTGCTCGCCAGTTCCTCTGGCGGCACAACCGGCGGCGCGGTGGCTAAATCAATGTCCCCGCCAGCCAGCGGCGCGTGGATGAAGTACGTGCGGGCTTTGCTGCGCCCGATCTTTTCGGTGACGCGGTACGCCCAGCCGGTCGGCGCAATGTCTGGATCGTCGGTGGCAGGAAGTTGAATATCAATCCTTCCCGCCACATCCAGCGCCACCGTGCGTGGCTTGGGCAGCACGACCGTGCGCCCAGCACCCTCGGGTGCGGTGACAAGCACAGGCTCGAAGGTCACCGCGCCATGCGCAGCCTCGCCCGTATCAAATCGTTTGTACGTGCCGAACACGCGCACGGTTTGCCAGCTTGTGGGTAGGGTCATGCGTGGTTGCTCCAGTCAATCGGCACGCCTGCGGCGCGGGCAATCGTGATGGTGTTGCGGATTGATATTTGCTCGCGGAAATCGTGCCCCCACGCAATGACTGGCGGGTCTTGCGCAGGCTCGCCAAGCAACGCATCGCGGATGGCATCTGCAATGGCCTGCACGCCGATGGCGGCCACTTGCTGCGCAGGTGCTGCGTGCGTCATACGCGTGGCGATGGGCGCGCTATCGACTGCTTGCATGTCCCCATCGGCATCCACCAGCCAAGCGCACCCGGCAAACGCTAGTGTGGCAGCAGCAGTCTGTGATGTGCTGATCGCCACGGCGACAAGATCGCCGGAATCTAGCTCGAAAACAGCCTGCGGCGTGAGCCCATCCAGTCCGGGCAAGAGTGTTGTATCAGTGCGCGTGGTCATACTTCTGGAGGGCTCTTAAAGTTGTGGTGAAGGATGTAAGCCGTCTCTGTATCGCCAGCCCAAAAACAGCGGTCACCGACGGTGATGTGCTGCACGTCAATAGCACCTGCAGTCTCGATGTGGCTCACTACACACGCCCTGCGCACACCGCCAGCGCCACGGACTGCAAGTGCGCGGCCAAGCGTTTCCGGCGCGGGCAGATACCCCCTATCGGTCGGGATTGGCGCGGTCTCGCTGCACGTCAGCACGGCATCATCGGCATACATGCGTACCCCCGGCACGCGCATGCGCGCGCTGTACGTCACCACGCCGAAGACCTCGCTGCCCGTCTCGGGGTCACATAGCAGCAGCTCATCGCCCACCACAACACTGCCGGCGCGCACAGGCCCGGCGCGAGTGATGACCCATGCGCGCACGCTCACGCAATTACCGCCGCCACCACCGCCACCGCCACCCGGTGTGCTGCCGCCACCGCTACCGCCGCCACCGCCACCCGGTGTGCTGCCGCCACCGCTACCGCTGCCGCTGGCCGGATAGACCACTTTTACTTGACCCACCAACACCTTGCTATCACTGGTGTAGGTCACTGTTGGGTCAGTGCTGGCGTACAGCGTGCATGCCCCCGCCAGCAAGCCGGGATCGTCGTAGTAGAGGTAGTAAGTGACGCTAGTGCCATTAGTGCCCGTCACGCCCACGCTGCTAGCGCTGTAGGCATAGCTGCGCGAGCCGATGGCAAACGTGCCGGCGGTGACGCTAATCGTCGCAGTGGCCGGCGTGCCAGACGCTGCCGTGTATGTAATCGCTGCGCCCGTTTTCCACGCGCTGCCATAGTTGATCTGGAAGCCGCCGAATTTCGTATCGCCGTTTTCAGCGATGAACACGTCCGCCGTGGCGCGTGTCGCGCTGGCATCTGCTACCGGGTTGCCATAGCTCAAAATCATGCGCTTGCCGGATGGGTCAGCACCGAAGCCCGGCCCCAGTTTCATTTCCTTGCTGCCCTTGCGCGATGACAGCACGCCCGCTTGCCACGTCAACGCATCCGCGCCGCTCGGCGCACGCACTTGAAACACATCGGCGGCCACCGCAAACGCGGTGCTGCGTCCATCGCTTGCCAGTGTGATGCCGCTGATATAGCCATCGACATTAAAGCTCACATCCCACTTTGCCCACGCGGTCACCGGCCCGGTGTTGTAGGCCGATGGCGCGGCCTGCGCAGGCGTGGCGCGCTCGATCATGGGCTCCATCAAAAACGCACGCGGGTTTGCGTTTGTGTTGGTTTTTGTGCGGAAGAAAAAGGCCAAAAAACGCGCGGTTGAAGCGGTTGTAATCTTGGTACTGACCGGCTGCCAATTGGCGCGATTCGTGCCGCCCGCCTTGCCAGTGTTACCCGTCAAGCCAGCCACTTGCCCAAGCGATACGCCAGCGGCATCGAACGCTTCCACGCCTAGCAGGGCCTCGGCAAAGCCGGACATGCCAATCATGCCGCTGATGTAGTAATCGGTTGACGGCAGCACCGCGATGCGGTCTTGATAGACCGCCATGTACTTGTCCGCAGTCGGGGTTCCGGAGTAACGGATTTCGTAGTAATTTGTGCCCGTGACTTGATAGCCAGCACCCTCAAGATTTCGGCCATACAAATAGTTTGGATCGCTGTGCGAGTTCCACGTCAGCACGCACCAAAACTTGCTATCAATCGCGAGGCTTGGATTGAGCCATAAATTGACGCCGAACACGCCCTCCTGCACAGATACGCGCGCTTCCAAAGTCTGCACAGCAGACACTGACGCCTTGCCGATGCTGATCGCAGAAACAGCTTGCTCGACAGACTGTCCGTCCAGCAGCACCACGTCAGACGCTGATATGCCCGCGCCATAAAAGTTGTCGAAAAGACCGTACAGCAATCCGCTCGGGATTGTGTATGCAGACCCCCCGCTATTTTTGATCCAGAGCGTGCAAATGACGCGGATATAAACGCACCCAGATGGCACCGTGCGGGCATTCAGCTCAGCAGGTACAAATGTATTGTTTGGCACGGGGCATGTGCTTACTTCCCTCGGCGGCATTTCAGCGCCGGTGCTGTCGTAATACGCGACCGATACGCGCTGCCCCACCGTCACACCTGCGCCTGGCGACGCCGTGTTGTATGTGCGTACCGCAGATCGGAGTGAATATTTTTGCCCTGCCGCAACATAAATCGGGGTAGAAAATGCCTCAATCGCCTTTTCAAGGCCGTCGTTTGGCACAACGCCACCGGCTGCGAGTGACAGGTTAAGCGAGTATTTCCCGCTACTTACAAATGTCGATTGGGATGTGAGCGCTGAATTGAATAATGTTGACCCCGATGTGCCCGTGCTTACAGTGCCCACTTGCCAGCCATCGGCCAGCGCAGCACCCAGTACTGCTTTCGGCCCATCACCAGATGTGACCGTCGGCGCATTGGATTCGTTGAACTCAAAATTTGGGTTCGAAACGAAATTGACACCAACACCGACGGTGGGGAGCGGCCCAGTCAACCCATCTTGCAGCGTGTATGCCGCTGTCCCAAGGTTATCGCCAACGATGTGGGTATATGCCGTTACATCGCTTAGCGATTGCTCGCCGGCACTATATGTGTTGAACGATGTGAATTTGAAATACAGCGGGCTCCCAAGCATCGATAGCGGCAGCGAATCAGACTTGCCAAGCGCGTCATCAAGACGGACGAACCGCGCCCCGCTTGCCTTCACGCCGTCTGGCGTCTGATATGCACCACGCACTCCAAGCGCAAGCGTGTACGCATTCGGCGCTGTCAGCGTTGCAGTGGTGTGGGCGACAAGCTCACCACCAATCCAGCAAAGCGTCGCAAGTGACCTTGCATCATCACTAGAGCCGGACAAAATTTGACCACCCTTGCCATCCAATTGCACCGCCGCAGAGCCGCCCGGCGCAGCAGCAAGTGATGCAGTTAGTGTGCCGTAACGACTTCCGCCATAGATTGCCCCCACGCGCTTGTAATTGGTGCCGTCTGTACTGCACCAGACAGAGCAACCCCCCCAATTTGCGCCGCTGCCGCTGACCGCGCACCACACCTGCAACGCGCCGCCAGTAAGCGATGCTGGTGGCTCGAAAAACGCCGGCGTGGTGACTGCGCCGGGGTTTGCTGCAAAGTCCGGGAAAAATCCATCTGTGCTGGTTGGTGGGTATAGCGCAGCGCTTGCAACACCTGCCGGGAAATCCTCAGCAACCACTGTAAGATCGCCCCACTCATTTTCATCTATGGAAATGATGCGGACTGGTATTTTTGCAACGTCCAGCTTGGCGTCGGTCAGCGTTACCAAGTCCATCGGTTCCAGCAGCGCGTATTTCCAGCCGAGGCGGAAGGTGTATTCGTTTCGGACGTAGAGCCCGCGCTGGAGTATCAGGTTAGCAACATAGGTTGCAACTTGCGCATCCGTGATCCAGTGCATTTCGGCAGGCTCTGCCGTGCGTAAGCCGAATTGCTCGATGTTAGCCTGATCCTTGGCTTCGGCGATCTCGACGTTGTAGTCGTTCGCGCGGTTAAGAAATTCGACTTGTACCTGATTGAATGCGTCGGCCGTGGTCTTGCGGTTGCACTTGACCGGATCGCCATCACTTTCTCGCTGAAAGTCATCATCGGTGAGGTCATAGATTGGCGTCAGATTCGGCGAGTAGACGGCCCCATTCGCACTCAGCGGCGCATCGCCATAGGGGATAATCTTGAGCTTTCCCTCTGACCACACTAGCGCAGAGTTGGTCATCTTAGCGAGCTGTGAAAGGAACTCACCAGCCTGCGTTTGCTCGGTCAGTGCCGGCGATAGAAAGATGCCAGACGCGCGGCAAAAAGTTGAATATGTTGTGATGTCACCAAGACGCCCGCCGGGGAAGCTAGCGCCGAACTGTGGATTCTCTCGACCTCTGCCGAGTCCGTCAGCCGGTACGACTGCGCGGCCACGTAGGCGGTGTGGGAGTACGCCAGCGCCTTCGCGGGGTAGCTGGTGGACATGTACGACCACGGGGCCTGCCCAACGTCACCGCGAAACAGGGTGAAGCCGGCGGCCACGTCCGCCGCCGTCATCCATGCCGGCGGCGTCCAGGTGTAGACGATGCGCACCGTGCGTCCGACATGGGCCGTGCCGAAGGTGTAGACGCCGGCCGCGACGGTGTAGTCGGTGCCGGAGGTCAGCGCCGCATCGGTGGCGTCTGCACCGCCCGCGCAGCGCGCGACCGAGACGCCCGCCGTCCAGTAGCCATAGAAGGCCGGGCGCACGATGCCGTTCGACGGGATGACTGCGACTTCGGTCGTGGTCTTGGAGCCGGTGAGCGCGCCGCCGACGATCTTGGTCTTACCGCGCCACACGGTTTGAATTGATGCTACCGGCCCTTCGCCCAAGGCCATAATTGGCGCAGCGTAGTATTCATATTTCGTATCTGATTGCTTAACCTTGCCACCACCGCCCTTGCCGCCACTGGTGGTGGTGGTCGTTACCGCAATAGTTCGGAAATTGTTGTAGTCAATTAGGTTGCCGGGTACGCGGTTAGCGCCCCACACAACGAACAAAGGCAAGCCGTAGGTTGATTGCTGGATGCGCAACGCGCCGATGCGCGGTTCACTTGTCGAAATGGTGCTACTTTTACCGCCCATGAGTCACCATACTGAGAAAAAACGACGCGGCCTATCCACAAGCTCACAATCATCCAATGTTGTAATTTCGCACCCCCTGTCACGATAGGAGTGAATCAACTTCCCATCGCCTATGTAAATCGCGCCATGGCTATACGTGCGCCCGAATCGGAACACAACAACATCCCCAACTTCCGGGGAATCAACTTCATGCGCCGATGCAAGCACATGCTCAAGGTACTTCTCCTCGCTCCTATGCATGTGCCAGTCGCAAGCGTAGTTCCCGGCGTCCACTTGTGTGATTTCCCCGCAAGCGGCGTACACCTCAGCCAACAACATGCCGCAATCGACGCCAGCGCCTTTGATGCGCCCTTGGTGATGGTACGGCGTGCCTAACCATGTCTTGGCCTCGGCAATGATTGCATCGCGCCGTGCGCTCATACAGCGGCCTCTGGTTTCGGGATGTATGGATAACCCGAGTGCCGGATGGAATTGCTGAACTTCCCGGCACATGTTGCCTGCCGCTTATCGCAACCCGGGTAGATGCTGAAAGCATCCCCGATGGCTGGCGACGATTGCAAAGGGAGCGCCCATGTTGCAGTGCCGCTTGCCCATTTCTTCACCGTCCGGCGAAGCCCGGCATTTACGCCGGACGTGAAAATGATGACCCCTTGATCGAAATACCCATCTGCCTCAGCGCGGCTCAGCTTCGCAGATGTCACCGTTGGCGCTGGGCTTGCGCTAATTGTCCCTGTCACTGTATATGATGCGCGCTGCACCCCACACAGGGAGTCATACAGCGTATGCACACAAGGCGGCTGGTAAAGGTTGCGCGGAATCTTGACATTCAAGACTTCGGTTTCAGACTTCACCTCAATTTCAATTTCTGTGCGCGATGGGCGAACCTCGGATGCCGATCCAGAGAATACATGCAATGCGCCTACTGCCGTCGCAGCAAGGCCAGGATAGGCCGGCCACGCAGCGAGAAATGCCCGCTCGACCGTGATTTTCGCGCCATCTAGCGCGCCCATTCGCGCAGCGCGCACGAATGGCAGCCCTTCGATCATGTCGGCATCGCTCGGCGATATCGTCAGCCGCATCGAATCGACCTCAATACCAACGGCGGTTTTTGTTCCCGTGCGGTGGAATATAGGCCCCGAACATGGGAACGTAATCGAATCGCTCACGATGTCGCACGCCGCATTCGTGTAGCGGTAGGTTGCCGACGCGGTGACGATGGTCAACAGGTCGGCAAAAATGAACTGCGTCGAGCCGTTAAGTAATGTGACTAGCGCGGGGGATGCCGTCTTCACTCGCGGACGCTCACAAGATCAAGTTTGCGCAACTCCCATAAGTCACGCATGAACTCTGAAAACTCCGATGTGTCGCGCGCAAATCGAACCCTGTAGTAAAAAAAACCTGTCCAAGACAGTGAGTCTCCATAGGCCGGCGCGACTGTGAATGTGATGTTTGCATTTGCATCAATAGTATACGCCCCTCCGCCTTGAAGCGTCCCATTTTTGTAGATGCTAGGCGTTCCATTCACCGCCCCAACGGGCTCCAACACGCCGCCAAAATTACGCGCCAGCTTGAACTTCGTAACACCGCCCGGCGCGACTGCGAAGACCTGCGCAGTCACGGCATTGTCGGTTGGGTCAGAATACAAAAATGAATCAAACGATCCTTGCCGTGCGTTAAAAAATCCAACAAGCTGCTGTAATTCCGTGTACGCCGTGCTAGCCCTCAAAACCTCATACGAAAGGCCAAACGACCAAATGGGGAACTGCCGAAAAGATGCCCGCGCCTCCCTGCCAGATGTGGATTTCTGCACGCGCGTGTTCCACTCTGGCGTTTTGGATCGCCCCCACTTGATCCCGGTAAATGTTGGGAACACTGCTTGTGACATAGACTTTCCTTAGCCTCGGCTAAAATCACGTGCTGCTGATCGCAATGCCTGCGCCAGCGCACCCTTGTTATCCATCAGTACCTTTTTAACGCTGGCCCCATCAAGCGCACTAATCGAAATAGAAATAGGGGGAATCCCACCACCCGCCATGCCGCGAATTGCATCAGCGTGCTCAGCAGGCAAGACCATTTCGCGCTCGTGGAGTTGCGTCAACGGATTCAGGCCCGCCGGAATATCGAAGCCGCCCGCTGC